CACCATGGCTTTTGAAATGATCGACGGTAAGGAAGTTATGAGGTTCCTCGAATGGGAACTTGTCGAACTTTCGGCGGTTGGCGTTCCGGCAAACCCGTCGTGCTTGGCCCGCGATATGGAAGCGGGCGAGTTCACCTTCGATTCGAAGATCGTCACCGAAGGTTTCGAGGCCATTTGCGAATGCGTCGCCCGCGGGGATGATCCGGAAAACTTGCTTTGCCGGGTGCTCGACGTCGAAGTTCCGGCCGATGCGCCGGCAAGCGCCGCGGCTCCGGCCGCGCGCTCCGTGGATACGGCCGGTGCGGACGACTTGCAAATCCCGGCCTCGATCGGCGTTACCGCCGCGGCCACGATCACCGACGATGATCCGCTGGGCTTGGGGCATCTTGCCGCGGCCCAACGCGATCTGGGCGGAACTCCGGCCCATATCCCGGCCAGCATGCCCGCGGCGGGCTCCGGCTCACCGGGCATCGATGGTTTTACCGCCGCGCGCTTCGCCGCTGCGGCCCCGACGCAAGCCTTGGCCGGAACTCAATCCCCCGCGCCAACGGCCGGCACCGCCATTCCTGCCAGTACCCAGGACACGGGCGCAAGGAACGCGCCCGCGGCGGTGGCTCCCGGTTGCGCATGCGGAGGCAACGCCGCTCCGGCTTCCCGCGATCTGACCGGCGAACTCGACGCCCTCTTGGCCGCGAACGTTTCGCCGGAGCTTCGCGCCGCCCTTACCGCGCTGCGCCCGAGCTTGGTCGTGGTTCAACAGGCCGACGCCCCGGATTGGCGCGGCATTTGGTCAACCGACGTCGAATGCCGGACCGCAAACCCGGACGCCTTGCCGCTTATGTCCGCCGCTTCGGTGGAACTCCAAGGGCAGCGGGTGTTCGTGTTCGTCCATCATCGCGCGGCCGATGGTGCGCTTTCCGTTACGGCCCTGCAGGCTTGTATGCGGGAACTCATCGGCGAAGCGAACGACCTGAGCCGCGAAGCGTTGGGCGAGGCCTACGATCACTTGGCCGAACATATGCGCGCCGTCGGCATCGTTCCGCCGGAAGCCCGCCCGCATACCCCTGGCGAATGCTACGACCTCGCGCTCCGCGGGATCGTTACGCACTACACCGGCGGCCAGCACTACGTTTTCGATCGGGCCGAAGAGCGGGAGTTGCAAGGCGTTAAGCACTTCCTGCCGATCTTCCGGTCCATTGAAACCGGTGCCGAGCTTGCGTTCCAACCGCCGAACGTCGGCCGGCTCACCGATCACAACCTTTGGGGCCGCCGAGACCTTCCCGCGCCTTCGGGCCAGGAAGCGATTCTGGAGCGGTTGGCCGCAACGCAAGAGCGTCTGCTCGAGTTGGAAGAACAACGCGTCGGCGCGAAGTTCTCCCGGCAATCGCGCGAACGCATGGCGGCCGCGGCAAACAATATGTCGGAAGCTTGCGGACAAATCCGCGGGCTCGCCGATTCACTTGAAACAATCGCCCGCGATCTTAGCGGGCTATTGGGGGACAGTAGCGACGAAGGCGACCGAGGCGTCGGCGGGAGCGTTCTCACGAACGCATCCGGCAGCGGCCAGGGAGCAAGCGAAGCCCCGGTTTACGATGAAGAGTTCGTCCGAAATCTCCGGACCGAAGTTGACCGCAACCTGCAAGCCGCAGGCCACGTCTCTTTGGCCCAACGCCGCGCGGCTCAAGCCCCGGGCGTTCAAGCCCTTCGTTAAGAGGTTCACCAGTTATGTCAAAGACCATTTGGCCGGCCCCGGGTGCGCCCGCGGCTCCGCCCGAGGATACGTTCGCGGCCGCTTCGGCCGGCCGCCCGATCGCTTCGCGCGGAACGGTTCCGCTCGCTTTGACCGATGCTGAAAACATCGGCCGCGCCGCCGGAATCGCGATGCAAAATCCGGAGTTCGGCAACGTCGTCACCGAAGTTGTCCGGGCCAAGATGCGCGAATACGGCATCGACAACGTTACGGATCGCCGCCACTTGGTGATCCCGGAAACCCAGGAAGGCGGTTCGCTCGAATCGCGGATCCTCGGCATCAACGGCAAGGTTCACGCGAACCCGGTCCGCGAATGCATGGACCAATGGTTCCGCTTCGTCTTGTTCTCGCGCGAGATCAAGCACGAAGTCGTTAAGCGCGCGATGAGCGTCGGCAGCGATCCCGCCGGCGGCTATATCGTTCCCCCGGGTTTCATCCCGGAAGTGATCGGCGACGCGCCGAAGCTCTCCGGCTTGTACCAGTATTGCCGCCGCATTCCGGTGGGCGTTCCGTCCGGTGAAATCCCGAACCTTGCCACCGATGTTTCGGTGACCTGGGGTTCGGAAAACACCGCGATTACGGAAAACGCTCCGGTGCTCGGTCGCAAGACCTGGGCCGTGAACCGGATGAACGTGATCACGAAGCAAAGCCGCGAACTCGTCAACGATTCGAACCCGAACGTCGTTGATTACGTCACGGATTTGTTCCGCCGCAAGATCGTCGAAGAGCGCGATCGCGTGGTGGTCAAGGGAACCGGCTCCGGCCAGCCCTTGGGTATCTACTCGGCCTCGGGCTTGACCGAAGTGACCGCGCCGACCGAAGTCGACTTCGAATTCCTCGTAGCGATGCACGAAAGCGTCGACGAGCGTTACTTCAACAGCGGCTCGATCCGCTGGAGCTTCTCGCAAGCCATGAAGCGCCGCATTATGACCGTTCGCGACGACGAAGGCCGTCCGATCGTTCATATGGACCCGACGCAGGGCTTCCGTCTCACGCTCTTCGGTCACCCGATTAGCGTCGAAACGTTCTGGCCGGCGCACACGGTGTTCTTCGGCGACCTGATGTATTACCTGATTTTCGATCGGGAAACGTTGGGCATGGAACGCTCGACGGAAGCGGGCGACGCCTCCGGCGGCGCTTTCACTTCGCATCAATTGTGGATCAAATTTTTCGAACGTTGGGACGGGGTGCCGGTGGTATCGGTGCCGACCGTTCCGATGGCGATCTGCAAAAACGTTCCCGCGGCCGTCGCCGGCTCGGTGAACTAAGCGCATACGGCCTTCGGGCCTCCCAAGCTTTAAGCAAGGGCGTGCGATGCGGCCCCGCGGCGGAGAAATCTGCCGCGGGGTTTTTCTTTGCGCCTCCGTTGACGGGCGGCCCCGATCCGGGCCAAGATACGCCCCGGAGGACCAAGCCATGACGAACGTCGAAATTCTCAAGAGCCACGACCAATACAAAGCCGGCCAGCATGTTGCGGTGCCCGATCGGGTCGCCCGTATGATGGAAGAGGACGGCAAGGCCCGGATTCTCGGCGAAGCCGGGACCGTTATCGAGCAGAACATGGTCTCGGGCGCACGGCCCGGCATGTACGGGGGCATCGCCTTGCGGAATAGCGTCCCGCCCCGCCGTTCGCTTTAAGTTGCGCCGCGCAACAATCCCTTACTCGGAGCCGCGCCCATGCTTCCCGAAGTCGCCCAGGTGATGGGCTATCAAGTTCCAACCTCTCCGGCCGCGGTTCGCTTGGACGTTGTGACGGTCACCCGCGATCGCCCAGCCGATCTAATGAAACAGGCGGAATTGCTCGCGCCGCAACTCGGGCCCAACGATCGGTGGTTGATCGCCAACGATGCCGGAACGATGCCGGAGCGGATGCCGTGGGATATCGGGGCCATGATCCGGGAGGAGCGGCTGTTCCTCATCGGCCTGACCTATCAACGAACCTCCCCGATGGGGACCGTGAATCGGGCCCGGCATGCCGCCTGCTCGTTGGCCCGGCCCGGCGCTTGGATCGTGGAGCTTGACGACCACGACTTCCTTGAACCCGACGCGTTGCCGCGGGTTCGCGAGGCGATCTGCGCCGGGGCGATGTTCGTTTATGGGGATACGATCCAAACCGATGAAACGGGAAGGCGTTCCCCGTATTCCAAAGAAAACTATCGGCCCTGGCTCTTGCGAGATTCGCATTGCCCGTGCGAAGGGGTCCGCTCGTTCCCCCAATTTCTGTACGCCGTTTCCGGTGGCTATCGGTTCTATGGCGATTTCGCGCCCAATCAAAACGAGTTCCCGGCCGGCGACTACGGCCTTTTTTTGAGATTGGAACTGCTGACAAAGGGCACCGGTTTCGTTAGGGTTTCGCACGTGCTTTGCCTCACGCCGAAAGTAACCGGCGGCATTAGCACCCGCTACGGTGCGCAGCAGGCCAACATGGCCCACGCGCTCCGGAACGCGGCCAAGGCGGGAACCCTGATCTGAAGGCGGGCCGATGAGTTCCCAAGTCGCGGGCGACCTAGCTCTCATCGAGAGCGGTCCGTGCTCTCTCCGCTGGGGCGGGACGTTGCTCGGGCATACCATGGAAGGCGTGCGCCTGAACATGGGCACCGATCTGCGGAAGCGCATGGCGGATGAGTTCGGAACCAATGCCGCGAACATGGTTCACCAAGGGGACAATATCGAAGTTTCCACGACCGTCGCCGAACTCTCCCTGCTCGTTATGACGGCGGTTTTCTCTTGGGGCTACGATTTTAACGCGGAGCTTTACGGCTGGGGCGCATTGCCCGGGCAAGTCTCCGACGATGTTGCGGAGACGTTGATCGTTCACCCGCTCTCCGAGCTTGCCAATACGAGCCGCGACGTCACGTTCTGGAAGATGGTCCCCACGAACGTTCAAGAGGTTGAATTCGGTTCGGCGCTTCAAGACAAAATCTTCGGCGTCACTTGGGGAACCGTGATCGATGAGAGCAAGTCGGACGGCTATTTGCTCGCGCGTATGGGCTTACCCGAGCCGGAGGTTCCGGACGGCGCGTTCGCGTTATCCGATGGTTCCCCGTTCCAACTCAGCGACGGTTCTTATTTCGTTTTGTAAAGGGCTTTTGCCATGCCGGAAGAAACAACGGGCTGGGTCGATCTGGTTGAATTGACCGCGGCGCAATCAAGCGCGAACACCCAATTGTTCGTACACGACGGCGACGAAGCCGGTGACCCGAAAGAAAAATATATGACCCGGGCCGAAGCCCGGATTATGATCCTGCAGGCGTTGCAATATCTGGCCGGCGTTACGCCCGCGGCCGATAAGCTGCCCTATTTCACCGGCGCGACTTCCGGGGCCTTGGCCGATCTAACGGCGGCCGGGCGGGCGCTGATCGCCGCGGCCAACGCTGCGGCGCAGCTTGCCGCCTTGGCCGGTGCCCCGCTCGATTCGCCCGCCTTGACCGGCACGCCCACTTCCACGACCGCCGCGGGCTCGGATAGCTCCACGCGCATCGCTACCACGGCGCAGGTTCAAGCCGCGATCGCCCTGGCCGTTACGGGCGTGGTCGAATTGAAGGGGAATACGGACGCAAGCGCCAACCCGAACTATCCCGCGGGCGTGGTCGGCGATCTTTACTATTGCTCCGTGGCCGGAAAGATCGGCGGCGCGAGCGGCAAAAGCGTGGACGTAAGCGACGCGATCATTTGCAAAACGGACAACGCGGGCGGGACCGAAGCAAGCGTCGGCACTTCCTGGTTCGTGTTGGAACATAATCTGGCCGGGGCGATGCTCGCGGCGAACAATCTGAGCGATGTTGCCAACTCCGCAACCGCCCGCACGAACCTGGGCCTCGGCACGATCGCGACCCAGGCCGCTGATAGCGTGGCGATTACGGGCGGGGCGATCAATGGCGTGATCATCGGCGCGACGACGCCGGCCGCGGCCCAGGCGCATCGTCCAACCAATGCGCAAACCGGCACGACCTATACGTTCGTTCTCGGCGATGCCGACAAGCTGGTGACGTTCAACAATGGCGGCGCGCAAACCGTTACCGTACCGCCGAACGGTGACGTGGCGTTCGAGGTCAATACCGAAATCGATGTGGCCGGGCTCGGCGCGGGAACGGTGACGCTTGCCCCCGGTTCCGGCGTCACGATTCGCTCGCTCGGCGGCGACTTGGCGTTGTCCGGTCAGTACGCTGGGGCGACGCTCAAAAAGATCGCGACGAACGAATGGCTGCTTGTGGGGAGTCTTGCCTAATGCGCGGCTTATCTTTTGGAACGCGGGCGGCGAGCCAGCCAGCAGGCGGTGGTTCGCCCACGATTTTCACGCTCGTCCTCGACGACTTGCTGACGCGATTCGCGGAAGACACGACTCAGCCAGCGTCAATCCGTTTTAAGCTGACTGCCACGGCTGGTACGACGGACTGGATATACCTCGACACGTCGAACGGTGCCGGGAGCGCAAATGGAGCGATAAAAACCGCCGCTACTCTTGGTGAAAAAGTCTCGGAGTTACTCAGCCTACTCACTGGCTACGAAGAGATGGTGGTTGTCTCTGCTGAATCCACCGAAGCGGGCGATAAATACACCTACACGATTACGTTCGACGGTTCGCTTGGAGCGGTGACGCTTGAGTTCCACGCTTCGTCGCAATTCTATCCGACGATCACGCTCACCGAAGCGGTGACGCAACAGGGCGTGGCACCTGTGCAGGAAACAGTACGCATAGATTATGACGGAGTGAGCGATTCCGGTGAAACGATTCTTGATATTGGCGGAAGTATCACGGTAGCGTCCGGTTTAGTCGTGAGTTACACGCCTCCGAGTGGTTGGTCGCAATCTGCTGGCGGCGATCTGACAGACGCTTTTGTTTGCTTTTCAAAAGACGATGCCGGTGCAACGACCGACCCGACGATTAGTAGTGGGCCAGGAGTATTAACAACTCCCACCCAAGGCGTCACTGGTCAGCTTGAAATCCATACGATCACGCCGACACCGGTGCCTCCTACGGGCGGAAGTTGGAAACCGCACGCAATCGACTCGGCGATTTCATACGACGACGCTCCAACGGTCGGAAATGGCGATGGGTGGGATACGGCAAATTTGACTTCGGGAACTACGCTCGCGGCAGGCGCAGTTGGGTTTACTAACGGCGTTAATAACGATATTGACGACACTTCTCTCTCCCCCGTCAACGTCGACCTGACCGCACCGGAAATCACGCACTCGATTAGTTAGCAAGGCGACAAGGCCGCCCCATCTAGGCGATCACGGCCCCCGCTGGTTACAACGTGCAGACGTTCCAACCAGCGGGGGTTTTTCATGCGCGTCGATTGGCGAAGTTTCTACGAGGGCGTTGGCAATTCGTTCGGCTACGCCATGCACGACCGAAAGTCGCGCGAGGCGTGCGCGGCGCTGGGTTGGACGTTCTCCCCCGACGCCCCGATCGCGGTGACCGTCGCGCCGACGCATTGCTTCCAACCCGCTCCGGGCAAGCGGAATCTTCTCTACACCGCCTGGGAGGCCGTGGAGCTTCCCGAAATCTACAAGGAACGGGGAGCCGCGGCGGACTTGATCTGTGTTCCCGCTCCGTTCCTCAAGGAACCCTTCGAACTCGCCACGGGCCGGCCGGTATTCGTGGTTCCGTTGGGAGTGGATCCGGCGTTCCGGTTCGTCGATCGCTCCCGCGGCAAGCTCCGGCCCTGGGCTACCCGGGACAAACCGTTCCGGTTCCTTTGGGTCGGTGCGCCGAACGATCGGAAGGGGATCGCTTGGGTGTTCCAAGCCTTTCGGCTCTTTACCGAAGGCCCGCAAGCCGAAAAGTTCAAGGGGAAGGTTGAGCTTTACGTTAAGACGAGCCTGCCCGAAGGATCGCCGGAACAGCAAGGGATCGTGAAGGCGGGCCCGATCACGATCGATGATCGCCGGGTGCCCGAGGCGGAGCTTGTTCGGCTCTACCATTCGGCCCATTGCTTCGTGTTCCCAACGTTGGGCGAGGGCTTCGGGCTTACCGCCGCGGAGGCCGCGGCCACCGGGTTGCCGGTGATCTATCCGCCGCATACCGCCATGCCGCAACTTTTCGACGAATCCAGCGGCTTTCCTTTGGAGCTTGAAACCCAGACCGATCATTGGACTTGGACCGATTGCGACGGCAACGGCACGCCCATGGCGGTCGACGTTACGCTCCAAGTTCCAACGGTCGCGAGCGTTTGCCAACAAATGCTGCGCGTTTACCGCGACCCGCCTTCGGCCTTTGTAAGAGGGGCAAGAGCGGCGGAGCATATGCGGCAATTTACCTGGGCCCGCACGGCCGATCTGTTGACGGCCGCCCTGGCTTCCTTGTAACCTTTCGCCCCTAGAACGCCCAACAAACTCGGAGTGTGAAACATGAGCACCGGCAAACCGAATCGCAAGGCATCGACGAAGGCCCAAACCGCAACCGCCGCGGAGCCGGCCGAACCGAAGCCGGAAGCCGATCCGGGGACCGGGCCCGCCTCCGAAGCCACCGCCACGATCGAGCCCGAAACCGTCAAGGAACCGGAGACCGAAACAGCCCCACCGGCCGCCGCGCCTTCGGCAGATATTGCTCAAGACGACGCGTCGACGGAAGAAACGTTACCCAGCGAGCGGATGATCGGGGAGCTTCGCAAAGAACTCTCGGACCAATTCCCGCACGCGGAGTTCAAAGAGTTGCTCGAGCAGATGCAGATGCAATTGCACCGCATGCCGAAACATACCCGGGACAATCCGAAGCGCCGGGTTTGGTTTCACGTCGAGGTTCCGGTTCAAACGATCGCCTTTATTGAAGCCTGGATGCCTCACCTATGGCCCTCACGACGATCCAAAAACTAAAGCTTTGGCTGGGCATCGCGGACGCGGTGACGACTTACGACGCGCGGCTTACGCAATTGCTGGCCGCGGTCGAAGCGGCGGTCGAGAGCTTTTGCGGGCGCGAGTTCGCCGCGGAATCCGGAACCGTTGTGCTCGACGGGAACGGCCGCGCCTCTCTTTCCCTTCCCCGCTATCCGATCGTCTCGGTTTCATCGGTCAAGATCGATACCGAGGGGGAGTTCGGAACGGGCACCGAGGTTGATCTTGCCGACGTCATTATCAAAAACGACGCGGGTATTTTGGTGCGCCGCGGCGGTGCCGTTTGGCCCGATGCGCCGCAATCAATTCAGGTCGTTTATAACGGCGGCCTCTCGTCCATCCCCGCCGATCTGCAGCAGGCGGTTTGCGAAGCTTGCGCGGATCGTTGGACCCGAAGCCGCCAACTCGAGAGCGGCGCGCCCGGCCAAATGTCGACCTTCGAAAACATCAACGGGCTCGGCTCTTCGGCCTTCGCCAACGAAGTAAGCCAAGACTGCCCCTTCCCGACTTCCGTGGAGCGTTTGCTCCGTTCGAAATACCGCGCGAAGTTCTAGGAGATCGGCATGGATGGAATCTGGGCCTTCGTTGCTACCGCTCTCGGCGGCGGCGCTTTGGGCACGATCGTCACCAAGGGGTTCGACTTCCTCATCGCGAGCAAGCGGCAACCGGTCGACCAATACGATCTGCTGACAACGAAGCTCTCGGGGCTCATCGATCAAGAGCGGGTCCACTTCGAAGCCCGGCTGGAGCAAGAGCGAAATCATTGCGATTCGCGGATTCTTCGGCTGGAACAAGAGGCGGACAAGGCCTGCGAACGAGAGCAAAAATACAACGAGCGGGAAAGCGCCAACTCCCGCAAGATCGGGGAGCTTGAAGGCCGCCTCGATGAGCAGCGGCAAATGCTCAAGACCGTTTTCGCGAAGGCCGGAGAGAGTAGCGCCCTGGCCATGGTTGCCGTGGATCAAGCAAACGCAAGGGGATAACGTTGTCCTACCTCGGCCACCTCACTCATTCGTGCATTATCAAGCGGTCGGTGCCCGGGTTCTCTAACCTTTACCAGCCGCTTCTAGGTGCGCCAACGCAAGTCGGCGAGAGCGTTTGTAAGCGGGTGCCGAACGCGGTTCGCATCCTGGAGGAAACTTTCGGCCGCAACATCGAAGCGAACGGAATCGTTTACTTCCCGGCCGGGGTCGACGTCCGCCCGACCAATACCTCGGACTCGGGAACGGGCGATATCTTGACGATCACGACCGAGACCGGCACGGAGAATTGGCACGTGGTTTCGGTGATGGACGCCGCTGGCCGTGGCCGCGGGATCGTGGCGGCGGTCAAACGTTGGAACGAATAGGCGGCCCAATGTGGACGACCCAAGCTTCAAATTTCACAACCGCGCCGATCTGCAGCGGTTCCGCCAACAAATCCGCAGCGGCGGGATCACGCGGGCCCGGGTGCGCGAGGTAGGGAAAGGGCTCTACGTCCGCGGCGAATCCCCGGTGGGCTTCGAGATCGATCACCGGCAACTTGCGGAAACCATGGGGTATCTGCTCGGGTTGGCGGAGATCGGGATCAAGGAAGTGATCGGCGGCTTGAACCACGCCGCGCTTCGTTGGCTCCGCGAAATCCAGCGGCATATGCCCGTCGACGTAGGCCTCGCGCGCGAATCCTTCAACATGAGCCCGGCGCACCGCGGGCAAGACGGGAACTTCGAAGCCCAGGTCGGCACGAATGTTCCCTACGTTTTCTATTTAGAATTCGGCACCAAGTATATCGCCGGCGGCCAAGTGAAGGCGTGGCGGCCCGGCCAAAGCCCGGTGATCATGTGGCCGGCCAAGGAAGAGGATCTGCCGAAGCCCGGCCGGAGTAAGCCGGGAACCAAAGCCCGCGCGCGGAAGGAAGCGATTCTGGCGAAGGCCTTGGACCCGGCGACGACGGAGTTTATGCCGCCGATGCGCGGGAGTTGGCAATTGATCCGCGGCGAGATCACGGCCGACCTTCGCATCCGGCTGGCCCTTGCGTTAAAACGGCAGGCCGGAAAGTAAAACCCAACTCTCGGAGTTCAAGAAAATGGCCAAAACCTTTAACCGGATCGAGCTTAAGCTTTCGGACTTCGTCGCGGACTTCGAAGAGTGCGCGATACGTCTTGCCCGGCAGGACAAAATCCCGATGATTCGCGAAGTTCAGGCGATCCCCTACGAGGCCGCCTCGCCGGGGAAGGTTGTTCTTCAATTCAGCCTTAAGCACCCCGGGCGGCTTTTGGTCGGGCACAATCCGATCGATTGGGAATGGGCAAACAAGCTCGTCGCGACAAGGCCGCAACTCAAGATAAAGAAGCTCGAAAACCATGCCCGTCGAAATTGATAACGAAGTGCTGCAGGGGCTTATGCTCCGGCTCCGCAATAGCGCCCCGATCGCCGCCTTGGTCGCGACGGTGACGGCTCCCGCCGGCCCGGCTATTTTCTTCGAGCAACTCCCCACGGGCGGCGGCGGCTTCCCGAAAATCATCGTGCAGAACCCGGGGCAAGCGCTCCGCGGGACCGACTTCGAAGGTTGGGAGGGCGGCCGGTTCCGGCTCATCTTCGATATTTTCGGGCCGGATATCTCCGCCCTTCGAACGATCGCCGGGACGCTCGATCGGGAGATCACGATCGTGCAACCTGTTGACACCGGGAACTTCGTTTTGACAATCCTCCGCCGTACCGGTGAGTGGCGAACTCTCGGGTGGCGAGATCAAGAGCAAGGGCGCGGCAACCCGCTAACACAATTGACTTCCGACTGGCTTTTGGTTGCCGGGAGGAAACAGGGAGCTTAGACCATGGCGAGCCAAGTTGGCGGAGACCTCACGAAGATCAAGAGCGGGCCGTGCAAGATTTCCTTCGACGAAGGCGACGGCCATGAAACGGTCGGCCACACGATGGAAGGCATCCGCTTCAACGTCCAATATGATCTGCGCAAGCGGATGGTGGACGAATACGGAACCAACACCGCCCAAATGATCCACCAGGGCGAGAACATCGAAATTAGCACGACCCTCGCGGAAACGACGCTGAAGGTAATTTCGATCGTGTTTGCTTGGGGCTATCAAATCTCCGCAACCATGTGGGGCTGGGGCCGAACGCCGGGCCTCGATGGTGACGACGTCGGCAAAGAGCTTTTGATTCATCCGCTCGCGATGCTTGCGGATACCGCCGAAGACGTCACGTTCTGGAAAACGGTCCCGTCGAACGCGGCCGAGGTTCAATTCGGCGTGATCACCGCCGATCGCGTTTACGGCATCACGTTCACCGCCATGATCGACGAGAGCCGATCGAACGGCTATCTGCTCGGACGGATCGGCATCCCGGCATAATCGCCGCCGCATTCTACCCGCGACTGGGGGCGGGGTTTCAGGTTCGCCTGAACTCCGCCCCCTTACGTTGCCCACCAAACTCGGAGCGCTCCCGCCATGGCCGACAACGATATGCTGAACTTGCTCGCGCCCGCGACCAAGCAAGTAACCTTGACGAACGGCAACACCGTCAAGATTCGCAAGCCTTGCCTCGCAACTCAGAACCGCTTGTCTCTTGAATTGCTCAAGCTTGAATTGCGGATCCCCGGCGATCGCTTGAGCCTCGAAACGTTCCAGATCGCCATGGGCCTCGACGAAGGCCTCCGTTCCTACGATGCTTCGAACGCGAACTGGAACGCGATCGTCGTCGAATTCATTCTGAAGCAATCCACGCTCTGGCCGATCGTTCTCGCGGACGTTCTCAATACGTCCGAAGAGATCGTCGCGGTGACCGCCCCCGACGACGCCCTTATCATCTTGATCGAAGCGTCGAAGCTCTTTAATTGGGCTCAGGTGAAAGATCTGGGCAGAGCTTTTTTTTCGGAGATTGGGGTGGCTTTGGACGCTCTTCGACCGAAGAAAGAGCCGCCGAAGGGACCGGAAGCCGGGTCGCCCCCTGGCCCGATTGGTGCTTCCGCCTCGTCGGAATCGTAGCGCATACCTACCCCGGGCTCGGCGATCCGCTCAAGCGGCCGTATGACGAAGTGCTCATGTGGGCGCTTCAAGCCCGGGCCATGTATTACGATCACCTGAACGATAGCCTTCAGGTCGCCGCCTTCGAATTTATGACGAAGGAGGGCTCGCAATCCTACGCTTCGCGCCTGGCAACGTTGGCGTCGGGGCCCGGCCGTTACGTCACCTGGGAAGAAACCCTTTCCCCGCTCATCCGCGCGGAGTTGGAAAAATGCCGGAGGGAGGCCGAGGAAACTCTTGCACGCCGGAAGGCAAGGGCGAAACTTAGCCCCGAAGAACAGCCCAAGAAATTCGGCCGCAAGAGGAAGCCCGCGAAATGATTACCCTCGACCATGATACGGCCGGCACGATCGATCTTCCTTCGCCAACGCTTGAGCAACCGTGGGAAGTCGACGTGAATCAAATTCTGCACCTTGCTACGGGCGGCAAGCGCCGGGCCTATACCCACGGCCCGCCGAAATTCCGGATCAAGAAAACCTTCGAAGGCTTGAGCGAATCGCTCGTCGCCGAGCTTATCACTTGGCTTTCCGATATCGGCTGGCAGGCCGGCACCTTCGATTACATTCAGGTGAATCCCGGAGTTCCCGGAGCGCAGAAGAAATTCACCGACGTGCGCATGATCGGGCCGCCTGATCTGTTGCGCAAGATGAACAATATCACCGATGTGACGTTGAACCTTGAGCGCGAAGAACCGTGGTCGCTTGACAACGCCGTTGACGTTTAGAAAAGGGGACCGAAGTGGCCGACGAAATTCTCGCCCTTGCGGGCAAACTGCGCGTCGATGCCGCGCAATGGTCCCAAGGATTCAAGCAAGCCGAAAGCGCCACCAAGGGCTCGGCAACCGCGATCGAGGGCGCGTTCGGGAAAGTCTCCCGCGCGGCGCAAACCGCGGTGCGGACCATGGACGAAGCGTCGGCACGCGTCGCCGCGGCTTCCTGGGCTTCGCGCCGGGCCGCGGAGCAAGAGGCGGAAAGCCGCCAAATGGTGGCCAAGGTTTACCGGGAGACCGGCGAAGAGATCAAGAAACACCGGACCTACGAACAAGCCGCGGCCACGACCAAGATAAAGCAACTCGAAGCCCAGGGCTGGGCGGCCCGGCGCGCCGCGGATCAAGAGGTCGAAGCGCTCCGGCGGGTGGAAAGCCAAGCCCGCCGAACGGGCGCGGAACTTCGCCAGCTTGGAAGCTCCCGGCAAACGGCCGCGGACTATATCCGGGAGAACAACGCCATAGGCGGTGGAAGCGGCGGTGCGCAACGCTCCCGCGGTTGGACCGCTCCGGGCTATCTCACGCCGCGCAATCCTCCCCGCGGCGGAGGCGGCGGCCTGGGCGGCATGCTCAGCGGGGCCGGATCGCTCGGCATGGGCGGGAGAATCGGTTCGGCGGTTTCGTCCGGGGCTCCGGCCCTAGCGGTCGGCTCGGCCGTCGCGTTTGCCGTAACCCAAGCGTCGCAAGGCGAGGCCGCGATGAACCGCTTGCAATCCGTTATTAAAGCCACCGGCGGCCAAGCCGGCCGGACCGCGGAGCAAATGGGCGAACTTGCCACGAAGATTCAACAAACGACAACCTTTTCGGATACGGCCGCGATCGAGGCCCAAACGTTCCTGGCAACGTTGGACGGGATCAGCGGGGCGAACTTCGACGAGGCGGTTAAGTCCGCGGCCGATCTTGCCTCGGTGATGAAAATCGATCTGGGAAGCGCCACGGAAATGGTAGGCAAGGCGCTACAAGACCCGGTGAACGGGCTCCGCTCTTTGTCCGCCGCGGGCATCAAATTCACCGACCAACAAAAGGAACAAATTCAAACCTTGCTCGATTCCGGCAACGCCATGGGGGCGCAACGGATCGTGCTCGATGAGATCGCGGCCCGCATGGGCGGCTCGGCGGCCTCCGCAGCCAAGACGCTCTCGGGGCGTTGGCAGCAATTGAAGAACGACGCCGATAGCCTGGGCCAAGCGATCGGGGAAGGAATCATTTCGCCGCTGGAGAAGCTCGAAAAGATGGACAAGGCGGTCGGCGGTGCGATCGCCTCCGCGATCGATCCGGAAGCTGCCAAGGGTCTCGCGGGCAAGTTCGACGACCCGGCCGTGCGGGCGGCGCGGCAGCGGAACGAATTCCTTGCGGCGAAAGATCAGGAATCGCGCAGCAAGCACGGGATCGGGCTTACGGCCGCGGAGATCGCGAAGCAAAACTCGGCCTATGACAACTTGAGCCAGGAAGAACGCGAAAAATGGAACATTCAAACCGACGCCGGCGCTAAGTTCGATATGCGCGGGGAGCGGGACAAAAAGAAACTTGAGGCCGCCGCGGCCTCCGGCAACGCCTTTGCGGCGCAGCAACTCAATGCCATGGAAACGGCGGGCGATATCGACGCGCGGCAACAGCGCGGAATGGATAACGTCCGCGCCGAACGGGAGGCGATCGCGGCGCAACAGGAAGCGTTCCGGTTGAACGACCCGACCGAACGGGCCAAGCGGGCCCAGGCCTTCGCGGCTTCGAGCCAAGGCCGGGAGACGTTGGGCGGATTCTCAAGCGCCCAAGGCAAGGCCTACGCCGGCGGGCTGGTCACCGACGTTAAGGCGTTGGGAGCCTCCGGGAAAAAAGACGCGGCCACCGGAATGGTGACGAAGGAAACCCAGACCAATATCGACGCCACGCTCGCGCAGTATCGCGCGATGTTTTCGGCCATGCCGCAATTCTCCGAAGCGGCCTGGAAAGAGATCGAGGCCGACCTTCAATTCAATCTGCGGAATGCGGCGATCGCGGTCGATGAGCAAAAGGTGCTCTATCTCCAAAGCGCCGAAGAGGTTGCCAAGTCCGCGGGGGAAATGTTCGACGCCTACGATAAGAAAATCGAAGAGGCCCGCAAAAAAGCCGAAGAGCTTGCCAAGCGGACGGTTGCCCCGATCGATCAATCGGCCATTCCCGGCGGCCTGGGAAAAGCAACCTACCACCAAGCCCAGGGCGTGATCGGCGGCCTCGGCCGGGACGTAACCGAAACCTTGAAGCCGGACGAAACCGGGGCGATCGACAACAGCCAACTCGGCACGATCCTTGCGAATTACAAGGCCGTGCTTTCCCAAATGCCGGGCTATAGCGACCAAGTATTCGGGGAGATCGAACGGCAAGTCGTGGAGCATGCTAAGAACGCCATGGAATCGACGGGGGCGTTGCGGGAAGTCTATCTGCAAAAGATGAAAGAGACGCTCGCCGGCGCGGGCGGGATCGTGGCGGACAAGCGGCAACAGGTTCAGGGGACTTCCCAAGCGGACCAAACCGCGAACTATTACGGCGCGCTCGGCGGCTTGAGCCAACAAGATCTGGGCGCGCAAGTTCGGCAACGGCAGGACAACGTTCGAACGACGGCCGCAATCGGCATCGGAACCCCGGAGCAAAAAAAGGGGCTCACGGAGTTGGCCAAGTTGCAGGCCGACGTAATGAAGCAAATTCGCAACTCCACGGGCCAAACCCGCGAGGCGAATATTGCGGAGCTTAAGAAATTGGACGAAGCCTGGGCGAAGGCCTACGCGGCGATCCGTAACGGCTCCAAGGAAACGGTCGACCAATTGACCGGGGACGCGGCCAAGCAATCCCAGGCGTATCAGGACGCGGCGGCCAAGCGCGGCGGCGGTGGCGGAGGGGGCGGCAAGCAATTCGGCAGCGTCGGCGAAATGATGGCCGGAATCAACCAAATGAGCCAAGGCCTCTCGAGCATGTTCTCCAATGCCCTCTCCGGGCTGGGCAACGCCGGGGCGGCCTTCGGGCAATATCTCAATTCGATCACCGATCCGGTCGAACGGATCGACGCCCAGATCAACGACGCCAAGCAAAAGCTAAAGGGCGCGATGATGAACGCCCGCGGCTTCGGCGCACAGGGCGGCACGGACTTCCTGACGAAACAAGTTAAAGACTTGGAGCGGCAACGGGAGGAAACGGTGCAACGTCAGGAAGCCGCGCGGAAGGAAGCCTTTCGGACCGATCGCGAAGCCAAGCTGCGGAAGGAAGCGGACGAAGCGTCGACTACGTTCCTGGTCGGGGCCAAGGCTTCGACGAACCTTTACGGCCCGGGCTTCCGCGCCGCGACCGGGGACGAAAAGGCCACGCCCTCTGTTCAAAACCTCACGGTGAGCTTAGTAGTAAACGGCGCGGTGAAGCCCGAAGAGATTCTGCAAATGATGGATAGGGCCGCCAAGCAAGCGGGCGTCGACAAAAGCGGGAAGAGCTTCCTGCGATCTGCCAACGGGAGAACGTAAGCCATGGCCCGATCTTTCACCGCCGATTTCCTCGCGCAAACGGAGGCCGACGCAAGTCGGCCTTATTTCGTTCTCGCGATCAATTGGGGCACGTCCGTAACGCCGATCTGGCGCTATTATTTGGACCGGGCAACCTCGGCCTTCGTGGCCACCGGGGAGCGCGTCCCGGCCGGCGTGATCACCACGGCCTTCGTGATGGATTGGGGCGACAACACGATGGCGCTCCGCGAACAGCAAGTGAACTCCGTCGAATCGCGAACCATCAAGCTTGAAGATACCGAGGGGCATATCCGCTCGATGTTTTCGGCAACGCCGCGCCAACAAAAAGGCGTGCTGATCTATCGCATGTTTGACGATGATTCCGTGACGTTCACGGCCGACGCCCAGGTCGTGTTCGCGGGATCCATTCTTCCGCTCAATTGGACCGAAACGGATTGCATCGCCACGATTACGTTGGAAGATGCCGCCCGGCGGTTCTTCCCCGACGTCGCGCTCTATGCGACTCAGGAAGTGTTCGGCGATGAGCTTCCGCCGGAGAGCCGGGACAAGATGATGCCGATCTGCTGGGGCAAGGTTCACCGGGTTAAGGCGCTCCGGGTCGCGGGACCGTATGAAACGAAAACCCGCACCAGCTTCGCCGCGGACACCGGCGACGTCGTGGTTGATATCGACGATCATCCGAGCGAGATCGGGATCACGGCCCTGGGGAGTTCGGGCTCGCCGATTCCGGTATTTATCGGGCCGGACAAGGTAATGGGATTTTTCACCGAGAGCGGGAGCCCGGACGATACGCCGTCGACGTTCACGATCAAGAGCGGCGCGGCTATCACGATTGCCTCCGCCACGTTGGAAATGGTTGTCGGAACCACGACCCGCGACGGCTATATCCGCGCGACAAGCATTCGCCCGGACAATATGCAGCAAGTTCTGCTCGATCAAGTCGTCGTCGGGGATACGGTCCGGGTTTTCGTTTTCGATCCGACGAACGATTGGATTGACACCACGATAACGGTTCTCGAGCGGGACGATCCGTGGCCGGGCTGGTATCGGATTCGGTTCGCCTCATCGACGGCCCAGGCCAACATGGCCCCGGGCTCCGTGATCCATTTTTTGCATCAATCGGTCGCCCGCCGCGGTTGGCAGGCCGGCGTTACGCTCACGCCCTATACGGGAAATTCGATCTATATCGTGAACGCTTTCGCGAGCCACGGCATTCTCTTGGTCGAAGGCTTCGGGAACGTTTGGGATATGAACGGGGAGAGCCGCAAGGATTTCGTGAAGATCGGGAAGAGCTTCAACGAAGGGCTGGCCGGAACGGTCCCCTTTGAGGAAACCGACTACGATAATTTCACGGTCAATCTCGACGACGATCAATGGAACTACACCGGGACCGGCTTCGAAGGAACCTCGATCGATCTGGGGCGCAACGTCACCACGATCACCCTGCCGATCTTGCCGCGGTCCATGAATCCCGATCTGGATACGAACGATCTATGGGTGACCTTGCTCGGGACGCCCGAAGATTTAGACCCGCTGAACGATGAGATTCGCAACCCGGCCCTGGTGATTCTTCAATACTTGGAGAGCGAGTTCCTGTTCGGGTTGGATTCTTCTAACATCGATTACCCGTCGTTTACGGCGGCAACCACGGCCTTGTCCGGATACTTCGTCGGCTGGGCGCAAACAAAGCCCATGAAGGGCATTGAACTTTTGCAAGAGATCGCGCGGCAATGCCATTGCATCATCTTGCTCGACGGGGACGCGGTGCAGATCGTGGTTCTTTTGAACTCAAGCACGACCGCGGCGCTTACGTTCGACACCGGTTCGAATCAAACGCCGCCGGGGAGCTTGGACAATATCAAGGCCGGAACCTTGGAGCTTGCCGAAAGCTCGATCGTCGACATCATTACGAACATCGTCGGCAAATGGACGAAGTATTGGGACGATAAGACGGGGAAAGAACCGTTCAACGTCCAAGGGATCAACCCCGGGGCCTTGGAGCAATTCGAACGCAAGGAGCGGGCGTTCGATATCAACCTGTTCTGGCGGCGGGGAGACGTTGAAACCGAGGTCGATTTTTGGCTGACGCGCGAGAGCCGGATTTATGAGAACGTAAAATTTACGGGCTATCACGATGCGCTTAAGCTCTTGCCCGGCGATTGGATCAAGGTGACGTATTGGTCCGGGCTCTCCGGCGCGATCGGCTCCGGAACCGATCTGGAGACCGGGACCGACTTGGAAGTTGAATCGGGAAGCTATATCTTTACCGGCGACGACGTCGGCCGGAAGCTGGTGATTACGGCGGGGACCGGTTGGACAACCGGCGACTATACGATCGTAAGCGCCGCGGCCGGCTTTGCGTTGCTTGATCGGAGCCCGGGGGCGCATCCGCTCACCGGCGGAACTTGGAGCTTGAGAGAGGCCACCGACGTCATTCTCCAAGATCGCTATTGCGAAGTGGTTTCGGTTACGGACAAGGGCATGGACGGCGAGGTCGATATCGCTTGCCGGTTCGCGAAGTTCGTCTTTTAACTCGGAGCGCAGCAAATGAGCTTGAGCATTCACCCCACCGAACGCGGTTATTATTGGGCAACGCATGACGGCGAGAGGCACTTGGTGTTTCTCTTTCGATCCGACAACGAATGGCGGGTGGAAGTCCCCGGCAATGCGAACAACTTCCCGGCTGGCGAGTTCACGGATTGGGGCGGCATGATCCTAGACCCGCGAGAACCCAAGCCGAAGAAACGGGCCGCGATCGTCGACATTTCCTTTGAGGCCGTGGCGCGTTGCCTCAATCTCCCCGAGGGCATCGATGTTGCCAAAATGCAGGTCGATCTATTCCGGCAAACGCTCCGCTTAATGCTTGTCGGCCCAGGGCTTACCGCCGCGCACGAACTCTTGGAAGTCGAAGCGGAACATTTGAAATCGGCCCCGATCTGTACGCGGGTTGTCGAAATCGACGGCCGGGCTGTTCAAGTGATCGAATCGGTTGGGCTGGGAGCATGAACGAAGCCCTCGTACTCGTAGCCCTCTTGGCGGCCGCGACGATCGCGGTTACTTTCGTTCGCGCGTTGCAGATCAACACCGGCCACCCAGATCCATATCACGGCCGGTTCGATCTGCGCGCCGAAATCGAAAGGCTTTGCAATGAGCAAGCGGAGCGGCAGCGGGAGATCGACCGGGAATGTGCGAAGAATCCGTGAAGCGGCGGAAGGGCTGGCCGGGAAGGTTTTAGAATCAAGAGACCCGGCCGCCAATGAACTCGCGGTCCGCTCCGCCTGGGGCTTCGCCCGGGACGCCCACGAAGGGCTCATCACCCGGAAGCCTTGGGAGTTCCCGGTGTGCGCCGTCATTCCAACCTGCGGCCCGCCGGAGCTTGCGGCCCTTTGTCTCGCGTTCGTCGCGAAGCAAACCGTGCCGGTCTATTCGCTTGTGATCGATACCGGCTCCACGCCGGCGCAGCTTGAGCGGTTGCAATCGCTCCGCAGCCCGGCCGTCGAAGTCCATCAGATCGCCGGGCATGGTTGGCGGCATTCGGCCGAAGCGGTGGGGGCGGCCATGGCCCTCGGGCAAGTTCTTTGCCGATCGAACCAAATGCTTGCGTTGCATAGCGACGCCTTCCTTATCGCGCCCACGGCCGTCGAAGAGTTGCAAGGCGCGATCGGCACCGGCATGGCCGCCGGATATTCCGCCTGCCGAACACCGGCCTATGGCTTTGAGGCCCGGCCGTTCCTGAGCCATTCCACAACGATCTTGCCGCCGAATCAATTCACGCCCTGGGATCGGGCGGAATATCTCGCGCAATACGCCGCGGAGTTCGGCGAGGAATGGGATCCGGAGTTCGGGCTGAATTACGGGCTGATCGGCCGGAAGAGCCTGGGCCAAGAGAACGGGGAGCCCCAAGAGGATGAGCGGCGCATTCATCTTTCCGCGGCAACCTCCCAACTCTTGAACCACGGGCTCGATGAGCCGCGGCGCGGCGCGTTGCTCCGGGCGATCGGTAAGGCCCGGGCCATGGAAGCGCCGGTACCGCCCTGGGCATGGCGGGCGCTCTATGCCATGGCCGAAGCAAGCCCGGAAGGCGGGGGCGTCAAGTTCGAGCCGCAATCCTGGGCCCCGGTCCCCGAAGGCGAAACCGTTACCTTCGTGGCTCCGTTCTACCAATACGACCCGATCCTACTCGATGCGCTCCAACGGCAAACCGTCCCGAATTGGCGGCTGATCTTGCTGCACGACGGGCCCGTTCCCGAAGAGCTACACCGCGCGATCGCGCGCCGCCGGGACGACCGCACCATGGTCCGGGAGACGCCGGAGCGGTTCAACGATTACGGGCATTCGCTCCGGCAGATCGGGCTGAACATGATCGCAAAGGGGCTTGTTCCTTCGGATTGGGTCGTTATCACGAACGGGGATAATTATTACGTTCCCGGGTTCGTCGAAGGCATGCTTGCCGCGGTGCGCGGAACGCCATACAAGGGCGCGCTTTGCGATATGGTTCACAACTATTGGGCTTGGCGGAACATACGATCGTGCCTGACCCATGGCGAGATCGATTGCGGGGCCGTGATGGTAGCCCGCGAGATCGCGATCGACGCCGGTTGGCGGGCGCGCGAGGTTGCGGCCGATTGGATTTATATCCGGGACGTGCTCGAGCGGATCGGGCACCAAGCGTTTGCGAAGGTCGATCGATCGTTCTTCATTCACAACTAGGGGGCGGCCGTGCTTATCATCACCGGGACCGGGCGTTGCGGAACTTCGTGCGTTGCCAAATTGGCCAAAGCCCTCGGCCATGATCCGGGCGGAACTTGGGACGGCAAGATCAATGCCGGCTTTGAGGTTGGCGAAGTCTCCCGGCTGAACGATCAAATAGCGCAAGAGCTTCAAAGCGAGGACGCTTCGGTCGTTGCGGCGCGGCATCGGGTCGCGATCGAACGCGTGCGGCAATTGGTCCTGAAGGATCCCCGCTTCGTCGCCCGGCCCGGAGTTCTGGAAGTATGGCTCGAAGTCCGGAAGGACTTGGAATTCTTGGTGCTATACCGGAACCCCCACGCCACGGCCGTCTCATCGGCGCAAACGTTCAACCGGGACGGCACCCCCATGGCCCTGGCCGAAACCATGCGCAAGATCGAGGAAAACTTCCAGCGGGCGATCGGCATCCTGGCGGAGCGAGCGGTGCCGTTCTACGTTGCCAACTTCCCAACGATCGTCGTCGATCGGGAGTATTGCCGGCGGGTTGTTTGCGTTGGCCCTTTGCGCAATACCGATCCCCTGGCGTTTAACCGGGCGTGGCGGGATACGGTCCGGCAAGAGCTTGTCCACCATCCCGCGGAAAAGTCGATCGATCTTATCGGCTCCGCGATGCGCCCCGGCGGTCCGGGCTACGAATACGCCGGAAACCTTTACGCTAAGGTGCTTATTGGGGAGATCGGGACCGGCAAAAACGTGATCGATATCGGGTGCGGTTACGGGCGCGTCGCCGATCCGTTGGCCCGTAAGGATCAGGTCGCGAACTATACCGGCTACGATTGCTTCCCGCCGGCGGCCTTGGAATGCTCCCGGCGCTTCGAACTCAATCCGCGGTTTTTCTTCCAACACCTGAACATTTTCTCGGCGCGATACAACCCGACCGGGGAACCGCTCCGCGACGGATCGCTCCCGGAATTGGGGAACGAATTCGACGGGGCTTTGGCAATCAGCCTCTTCACGCATCTTGCGCCGGACGATGCCGCGACCATGCTCCGGGAAGCTTATCGAATGCTGGCCCCGGGCGGCCGGCTCATCGCGACGTGGTTTCTCGCCGGGCCGGACACCGGAGAGATCGCGAAGGCCCCCGGCTACCGCGGCCCGCTACGCGTGGAAGTTTCGCCGGGCGTTTGGACTTCCGGGGGGCTCTTGGAAAACGCCGTGGGGTACTCGCGGGAAATGGTTCACGGCTGGTATGCTTCCGCCGGTTTCAAAGTAACCGCCGAAGCCGAAGGAATGTGGCGCGGCGGAACCGGTGAGCATTTCCAAGACCTTTTGATCGCGAGAAAACCGTGAGCAATACCACCGCCAAGATTCGCGCAATACTCACCGCAAAGCGAAGCAAGCTGGCGGACGACTTGGCGGAACTTGATAACGCGATCGCTTCCCTGGATACCCTTGGAAAGTTCATCGATAACGGAGAGCTTCGCGAGCTACTCCGGCCGGCCCAAACAGAACCCGCTGCGCAAGCTCCGGAACTCCCTGCGCAAGAGGTTAGGGCGCAAGCCGAGGAACTCCCTGCGCAAGCCCCTGTGTCAGAAGTTCGGCGGCCGTACAAAGGCCCGGAGCCGCGAACGCAGACCTACCGCGAACTCGTCACCGCGCACCTCGCCGCGGCCACGGATTGGTTGAACATTGCCGCGATTGCGGAGGGGGTTGGACTCACTCAAAAGCAAGTTACCGGCGTGGTTTCGAACAATCCCAAAGACTTTGAGCGAACCAGCCGCTTCGGCCTCTTTTGCTATAGCTTGAAGGGGAAGGGCTTCCCGATCCAATACAAGAGCGACGAACCGGTTCCGCCTCCCGCGCCGTTCGCGGTTCCAACGGTTTCGACGCCGAAGGTTGACGAGACGGACGAACAGGCCCGCGACCGAATTTACGCCTTCGTCGAACTTAACGGCATCGCCCGGCCGGCGGGCCTTGCTCTCAATCTTTCGATTGATCTTGACCGGGTGACTCGGTTGCTTGAGCACCCGTGGTTTACGCGCAACCCCCACGGTTATGCTATCGCAAAGGTGAACGAACAATGATCTTGCTTCGCATTGACGACGTCGGCCGCTCCCCTTCCGAACCCGCCTGGGGCCTCCCCGACGCCGGCCTAGAGTTCTTTTGGCATTGGCGGGAGGCATTGGGCCTCGCCGGGCTCCCCGTCGTTTATGGCGTCATTCCGGAGAGCGTAGACGCTGCGGGCGTTGCCGATCTTCACGAACGCTTGAGCGGGGGCGAAGAGTTGGCGGTCCATGGCTGGGATCATCGGGAAGGCGCGATCGTCTCCCGGCAATCGATGCTGCGCGCCCGGGACTTATTGACCCGGCCGGGCAAGCTCCGGTGCGATTGCTATATCCCGCCGTTTAACATTTACGACGCGTCGACGGTTGCGGATTGGGGGAGCGTTTGCCCGGGCGGTCACTTCCTCGGCGGCCAATACCCGCGGGATCAAATTTACGGGCATTTGCCGACCAGGATCGGGAACGCTTGGCATACCGGCGCTTTCCCGGCGCTTTACGCCCACGCCCACGAATTGGTCAAGCGGTTGGACGTTATCGAACGCTGGGGCCCGACCGCGGTTCCGGTTGTCCTAACCTTGCACACCGTTTGGGACATAAACCACCTGAAGGAAGCGGCGGAGGTAATCGCCACCGCGCGGCCGTTCCTCATTTCGCCGGACAAGCTCCCGAACTATCGGCCGGCCGTCAATTCCTACGCGGGCTCGCTCACGGCCGCGGAGGCAATCTCGGTTAAGCCGATCCGCGATTTAATCAAACCCTTCAGCCGTATGTTCGCGGCGATCCCGAACGAAGCCCTCGACGGGCTCTTCGAATTCTTGGGTTGCCAAGTTGTCCGCAATTGCCCGGCCGAAGAGCCGTGCGACTACGCGATCGATTTTATGAGCCGGTGGAAGCACCAGGATATCTTCAAGATTCGCCTGCAGAGTTTGGTCGATCGTTTGACGCCTGGGGGAATCCTATTCGTCGTGGCCCCTTATTCCCCCTTTGAAACTACGGAGGATGAACGCGGCCTCATCTTCTCCGCGGCGCAGCACGACGAAATCTTGCGAACCTTGGAACCGGCCGTGGAGATCGTCGACGACTTCCCGTTTAAGTCCGAGCCGGCGGAGCGTTGCCCCGTCGAAGATGCCGATTCGATCTTCTACGCCGTGCGCCGTAAATGATTGGATTCGCCCGCCCCGATCCGGACGATGAGGCCTTCCGGCGTTTCGTACAAGAGACGGAACGCCGGGCCGACGTCCGCGCCTACCTTGCCGCCTGGCTCACAACCCTGCTAGGCTTTGCCCTCGGTTTGCTTACCGGGTGGCTCGCGTGGAGTTAGCGGCCGCCCATTCAACCGGAGGCCGCCGTGCAAACGATCCTATTCTGCCCGTGGTTCGGACCGTTCCCCGCTTGGTGGTCGCGCTTCATTTCGCGGATCAACGCCGCGGGGGACTTGATCACGCTGATGGTCCCGACCGACCAAGTCCAACAAACCGAACGGCACGCGAATGTTCGGTATAGCGCCTATACCTTAGAGACGTTCGCCGAGGTCGTAAGCGCGAAGCTCGGTATTCCGTTCTCGGTGGGCTCTCTTTCGAAGCGGGGCGGCTACAAGCTCTGCGATCTGCGCCCCATGTTCTCCGCGATCTTCGAGCCTTCGGGCTTCGAATATTGGGGCTGGATCGACTCCGATATGGTTCTCGGAAATTGGAACTTCGTGCTTGAGCGCGCCGCGGGCTGCGATATCTATTCCACGGCCTCGACGATCGTCAACGGCCCGCTCACGATCTTGCGCGACACGCCGCGGAACCGCTTCCTGTTCCGGACCGCTCCGGATTGGCAGGCCCAGGCGATCGATCCGGAGTACCGGGCATTCGACGAAATCGGGTTTACCGAAGCCGTCAAGCAAGCGGAGGACTTGGGCTTGGTGCGGTTCCGCGCCGAATATTCGCATTCGCATTCCGGCCAAGATCAACGGACCGTCGCCGCCCCGGGCATCGCGCTCTGCCAGGACGGCCGGCTCATCGATACGATTCAAGAGCGGGAGGTCGCGTTCTTCCACTTCCCGCATTGGAAGCAATGGCCGAAGATTCTCGCTGCGGACGGCCGGTGGCATCCGGCCGAACGGGTGACCGGTGCGCCGCGGCTCGTTCTCCCGCTTGTTTGGAGCCAGATCTGCCCGGGCTCCGTCGTCGACTTCGGTTGCAACGTTGGCGAATGGACCGCCACGGCCGCGGAGCTTGGCGCGGAGATCATCGGCGTCGACGGCAATCATCACGCGGAAAGGCTGCTCTTCCCGCGGGAGAACTTCCGGGCGGCCGATCTAACGAAGCCGCTCGATCTTGGCCGGCGATTCGACCTAGCGATCTGCCTCGAGGTCGCGGAGCATTTGCCGGAAGAATCCGCCGATACGCTGGTGGCCACGATCGCCAAACATTCGCGCCGGGTTCTTTGGTCCGCGGCCCCTCCCGGCCAGGGCGGATATATGCACGTGAATTGCCAACCGCGGAAGTATTGGGCGGACAAGTTCGCGGCCCATGGACTCCACGAAGACCCGCGATTGTGCGCGACGTTTCAAGCTCTCCCGATCCCGAGCTATTACGCTTCGAACCTCACCATTTTTGCAAAGGCCGCTCCCTATGTCGATTGAGAACCCCCGCGAATCCTATTCCAGCCGCGCCGATTTCCGCGAGCGAACCATAAACCTCGGGGCCGCCGATCCCGATACGAAGCTTTACCCGCACGACAACGAAACGCTCGTCTGGATGAAAGCCGTCGCGACCGCTTGGTGCTCCAAGGGCGCGAAGCCGCATGTTTTAGAAGTTGGCTGCGGCCACGGCCGTTGGGCCAAGCACCTCGAGAACTTTTACGAGACCTATATCGGGGTCGACCCGGTTGCGGAGCGGATCGCCTCGGCGAAGAACCTTTACGCGACCGGCCGCGCTCATTTCTTCCACGAAGCGGTTCCGCTCTCCGGCCGTATCTACAATTCCCCGACGATCATCTTCGCGGTCGACGTCTTGCAGCACTTGGGGCTTTCCGAAGCGCTCGCGCTGATGGTTCGGGTTTCGCAATTGCTCCCGGTGGGCGGTTACTTCCATACTTGGGACGGTTGCTTGGGAGAATGGACGCGCGAGGAATGCGAGGCCATGTACGCGAAACGGCCCGAGCATATGATCCCGAAGCCGCTCTCCGCTTTCCGCGATGCGCTTAGCTCCCTGAAATGGATCTGCGTCGACGGCACGCGGCTCATCGCGGAGCGCGTCTAAATGGATTGGCTCCAGCAAATCTTCGGGCTCTTCCGATCGTTCCAATTCTGGGTGACGATCGCGCCGTGGGAAGCCGCCCTGCGCGTGCGCCTCGGCAAGCATGCCACGAAGTTAGGCCCCGGGGTTCACCTTCGCGTTCCGTTCCTCGATCGTATGTTCATCGTGGCAACCCGGCCGCGGACGATCATCAGCGTGGGGCAAACGATTACGACCCGCGATCTGCAACCGCTTACGATCAACATCGCGGTGACTTACGCGGTCGCCGATATCGCGGTGCTTTATATGGCGTGCAGCAATCCGGAAGAGTCTTTGCTTTGCCGGGTTCAGGGGGAGATCGCCGATTATGTTTCCAGCCTTGACCGCTCGGCGCTCTCGTCGCGCATCATCGAGGAACAGATCGGGCCGAAGGTTCCCAACACGGAGTGGGGCCTTTCGGAAGTCCGGCTGATGGTCACCAATTTTGTATTTGCCAAGCCGCTGCGCATTCTCAACAGCGAATGGCGTTCGCTTTCCAACCTCGACAACCTATAAGGCGTTGCCATGAAAATCGTTCTCGGGTGCCGAACCTACACAACTCTCCGGGCCGGCGGCATGCCGTTTGTCGCGCACGATCGGGCGCACGAACTTGTCCGGCAAGGGCATGAAGTTCACGTGATCACAACGGGCCGCGGGCCCAATGCCGAGCCTCCCTACGAACAGCCGGTCTTCGAATACGATCGGGACGGGACCGAATGGCGCAAGGGCCAAACCGGGGTCGTGATCGTTCATCACTTGCCCGGCGAACCGCGGGGGGAGTATTCGCGGCAATGGGCGGACAACGCCCGCGCCTTGGTCGCGGAGCTTCGGCCGGAGATCGTTCACGTCGACGGGTTCGATCGGAACAACCCGTGGTGGTTGAACGGTCCCTGGCGCAAGGCCGTAACGCTCCACGGTTTCGGCTGGGGCGGAACGCTCTCCAAATGGCAAGCGTTTCTCCACGGCCGCGGGCCTGAACCGGTCGTGAACTTCCAAGGCCTGAAGGATGAGGCCGCGGCGCTCCGGCTTTTCGACCGGGTGATTACGATCAGCGTTCAGGAACATTGGCTCGCGTCGGACCTATACGGCCTGGGCAACGTTGATCTGGTTTATAACCCGATCGCGCCGGAGTTCTTCCACCGCGATCTTGTTCCGCCTCCGGCCCCGAAGTCTTTTATTTGCGCATCGATCAGCGGCCAAGAAATGCGTTGCTGGGATTTCGCGAAGAGCGTTTGCGATGAGGCCGGCGTCGAGATCACGCAAGTTCGGAACGTCTCGCGCGAGAACATGCCCGCCCTATACGACGCGCATTCGGCGGTGCTTGTGCTCTCTCTTTACGAGCAAGGCTTCGACCTGACTTGCGCCGAAGCGGCGGCCCGCGGCCGGGCGATCATTTGCAATAACGTCGGGAGCTACGGCCGCGAAGCGGAGGGGGACAAGTTCATGCTAGTCGTTCAGCCGTTCGATCGCCCCGCGCTCTTGGAGATCATCCGCGACGGCAACTTCGGGCTCGTTGTTCCAACGGCCCCAAGCATGCACGAACCGGCGGCGCACGTCCGGGAATGGCTTGCGGCCGTTGCCGGCTAGGCTTCCGGGGGGTAATTTCCACCTATACGGAAACCCAATAGCGAGCCCGACTTACGGCAATCCCGTAATTCGGGCTCGTTTTATTGTTGCTGGCCGCCGAATATTCGTATAGATTGATATTCGTGCGGATGAGTTAAGGCCGCAAACAAAGCAACAAAGGAACCCAGATCATGGCCGCCAAGAAAACCCAAAAGAAACAAGCCAAGCCCAACACGAAGAGTTGCGCGAACAACAGCCGGTGGCTTGGGGCTTGCTTCAAGATCGACGATCACTTGGCCAAGTTGGCCGAACTCCGCCGGGCCCATTTCGGCCGGGAGCTTGACGAGAACGACGGCCCGCGCGACGACGAAGACGCGGAGTTCGCCGAAAGCCTGGAACGCCAAATCGCCGCGATCGTCCGATATATCGAAGCCTAGCCCGACCAGTCCGCTCCGCTCCCAAACCAAAAAGCAACAAAGGAACCCCGCAAATGACCGCCTGCCTAGAGACCAAAGCTCAAGAGATCGCCTGCCTCGAAGAGTTCGTCGCAACCCTCCCGCCGGATAGCTATCTCGCCGCGATCTTCGCGGAAGTCTCTCCGCTCATCGCCGAAGCGATCCGCAACGATTTCTGCACGACCCCGCTCCGAAACATCATGGCGCAAAAGGTTGTCGAGCTAAATGAGCTTGAGACCTACCGCCGCGAAGCCGCCCGGCAGCGGGCGATCGCGGAGCAAGCCGCCAAGGAACTCGAACGCCGGGCGGAGGCCGCCCGCAATACCTTGGCCGAAGTCCAAGCGATCGCGCAACGGCTCACGAAGGTTTTCTAATCACCCGCCACGTTCGATTGAGAAAAAACAGCAACAAAGGAACCGAAGCCATGACTGAAACCACCAAAGAATGCAAGACTTCCCGCAACGGTTGGCCCTTGGGGAAGTTTGATCACCGCCTGGGCGACTTCTATACCAAATACGCCCCGGAGTTGATCGCGGCCCTTAGCCGTAAGTTCGGGCCCCGCGAATGGCTTGCCGTTCCGTATGTCAACGACGACCGGTTCTGCGCGATCCGGGTAAACGATCGGCTATCTATGGAAGCGTTCGGCAACCTCCGGAACTTTATCGAAGGCTATAAGGCCTGCCTGGGATCGTAGCCGCCCGCCCCGGGCGCACCGGGGCCCATTCGGCGGCCGTTACTTCGACGGCCCCCGATCGGAAGCAACAAAGGAACCAGCCGCCATGGCCAAGCCGCAAAAAACGATTGATATGGTCGAGCGCGTTACCGATCTAGAAGAGCTTGAGACCGCCAAGCCCGCGGACTTTACCCGCTACAAGGTTGCGGCCATGCTCGAAGGCGGAGCCCGCGGCCCGGCCTTCGACGTCAAGCTCATCGTTCGCCGCGGGGACGCTCTCCACGCCTTGACCGTCGACAAGCAATCCCTGCCGATCGGCGGGACGCTCAAGCCCGGCGAGACGATGCACGTTCTTACTTCAACCATTAGCCGCAAGCGATGAGAATCCGAATCAGCTACACGGTCGAATTGACCACGGAGCAAATGGCCAAGCTTGAGAAGCGGGCCAGGGCAATCGGGCTCCCGGGTGAAAAACCCCGGGAGCTTGTTCGCCGGCTCTTGAAGGAAAACGGCGACTCAGAACTCTACCGCGACGATGAGGAAGAGAGCGACGAAAATGATTGATCACCGGCACTTGCTTGGAGACCCCCGGAGGAAACGCGTGGCGGCGGTCCGGAAGCGGCTCCGATCCTTCGGGATCACTCCCAACGACCGGCTGTTCAAGCTCGCCTGGGATTGGGCTTATTACGTCGGCAATTCGTATGCTCTTTTCCGTTGGCCAAGCGAGAGCGAGATTGCGGCTCAATACATGGTCCTGCTGTTGGCCGAAATGCAAAAAAGCTATTGCCTCAAGCTTCCCTTTCGCGCGTTCAAGATGCCGGATCGGGTGGCCGAAGTTCTCCCCAAGTCCGTGCCGGATATCCTCCGCCTGACCGAAGAGCGGGAGTTGGCCGCCCTTGACGACGAACCGATCACGATTGACGTTAAGCCCCTCCCATTCCTTGAAAGGACCGAACCATGAAGGCCCGATTTTCGCAGAACGTTTTCCCGATCGAGTTCGATGATTCGGCCAATCCTGGCGACCGAAAAACCGTGAAGGTTGTTCACCTCGTTGACAATGACGACGGCGGCATGACGATCACGAACGATGCCGAGGAAGTTGTTCGGCATTTGCTCCGGACGTTCGCCGGCCACCGGTTCTTCTATACCGATACGGACGGCAACTTGGACGAACTCAAGCACGACGGTGAAAAGTTCACCGGCTTCGGCCCCGGCCCGGGACGCACGCAGGGGATCAATTGGGCCGGGTTCTTCGAGGCGGAGCTTGGATACTAGGCGGCTTCGAAGCTTCGCGATATATTGCCCGCTCTCTTCTCTGTTCCGGCCCCGACCGACGCTCACGCGCCGGTCGGGGTTTTTTCGTGGAGATCGGAAGCAATGGAAACTCGCCCCCTCGCTCTTGAGATCGGACCGGGCGAAAAGCCCGCGGCCCGCGGCAACGCCGGCGACTACGCTTGGCATCTTTTAGAACACCCCAGCGCCTTCAGTTACCATCCGCCCCACGGCATCCCGTTGAACATTGGAACCTGGGGCGGCAATCGCCTGCCGTTCGATTCCAACCGCTTCGACTTGGTGTATGCGTCCCACGTTCTGGAGCATATCCCGTGGGATCGAACCGCGGCGGCCTTGGCGGAGGCGTTCCGCATTCTCAAGCCGGGCGGGCTCTTCGAAGTTTGGGTGCCGAACTTCGAATACCTCGTCGATTGCTATCAGCAAAGAATTTGCGGCGATCATTGGCGGCACGAAAACCCGAACGACGACCCGTTGCTTTGGTTGAACGGCCGGCTGTTTACTTACGGCCCCGAGCCGAACTATCACAAGGCGACCTTCGATCCGATCTATTTGGAGCAATGCCTCGCCGCGGCCGGCTTCACGTCTATTGCCCGAATCGACCCGGCAGAGTATGAACGCGGGCACCGCCACGGCCCTATTAGTTTGGGGATGCGGGCGGCCAAATAACTCTGGAGGCCGGACCCATGGAACGCGAGCGAAACGTTTGGTGGCATTGGCATAAGGACCGCGGCGCGAAGTTGGCCAATTGGTTCCCGATCGAGGGCCGCCTTTGGCTCTATGTTTTCGCTTGGTCGTTCCGTTGGGAATGGAACCTATGGGGTCGGGCTTGCCGCCTCTCCGCGGACGTCGGCGATACGTCCGGCGACTTGGACGCCTTGCAATTCTCGATCGCCTTCCCGCCTTGCGCGTTCTATTTCACGATCGCCGCGCCGTTCAAGTCTTTGGTTTGGAAGTTCCTGCCGTCGCCCGGCCGCGAGATCGAATTAACGGTCCACGATTGGGCCGTATGGCTCAAGCTTTGGGGCCGGTGGGGCGAATGGAATTCGCGTGATCCTTGGTGGGTGCGCGGGGTTTGCTTCCATATCGACGATTTTATTCTCGGCGATCGGAAGTGCGTCACCGAAGAGACCCGCCCGCCGAAACGCATAGCGGTGGAATTCGACGGGTATTTGTATCTGGGCACCGCGAAGTTCCAACGCCGAACATGGAAGCGTCCGCGATGGTTCGCCTTCGTGCGCGAATCCGTCACGATCGATATGGACCCGGGGCACGGACTTCCGCGCGCGGGCAAAGGCGAGAACTCTTGGGATTGCGGCGACGATGCCGTTTGCGGCTGGGGCGTCGACGGGCCGCCCACCGGTGAGACGATCGAACGCGCGATAGAACACGGCCGCGAACTCTGCCTGGAAGCCCGCAAGCGATACGGCCAGCCGTCCAAATACGGCCCGCAACCTGTTCCCGAACGCGCGCCCGACGAGTACCTTGCTCAAAACGAAACCGGGCCGGGTTAGGGAAAGGGGAGCGGATGCGCTTCGTTACTTGGGAGCAAATGGTCGCGGATGCAACGGTGCTCGCCGGCATGCTCCGCGGCCGGGACTTGCTGGGCGTGGTTGCGATCCCGCGGTCGGGATACTTCCCCGGCGCGGTAGTCGCGCAAATCCTGGGCTTGCCGATGGTCGGCCTCGATCACTTCGCGCAGCACGGATTTACCCAAAGCCCCGCGGTCGGGCGCATGGCCGGGCATGCCGTCCCGGGAGCGGGACGCGTGCTGGTTCTCGACGATAGCGTTTACCGCGGCGCGGCGATGGATCAAGCGCGCCGGGTTCTTAAGGAATCCGGCCGCTGGGATCCGCTCTTCGCCGCTCTTTACGTTTGCGAAGATACGCCGGAAGCCTACAAGCCCGACGTCGGCCTAACGCTTTGCCCGCGGCCCCGGCTCTTCGCTTGGAATTGGCTCGGGCACTCCGATCTTTCGCGGACGCTCTTCGATTTCGACGGGGTATTTTGCCCCGATGGTCCCGCTGATGAATCGCCGGAATACGGGGCTTATTTGGCCGGCGCTCCCGCTTTACACCTGCCTACGGTCCCGATACGCGGCATCGTAACGCATCGCCTGGAACCATGGCGCGAAACCTCCGAGCGGTGGCTGGCCGCGGCCGGGATCAAGTACGGCTCGCTCCGGATGCACCCGGCGAAGTCCCCGAACGAACGCCGGGCCCAGGCCTATGGCGTTTGGAAGGGGGAGGTTTACGCCGCGGACGAAGAGGCGATGCTGTTCGTCGAATCCTCTTCCACCCAGGCAAAGATGATCGCCGAAATAGCGCACAAGCCCGTGCTTTGCGTTCACGATTGGGTCGTTTATTGAGAGGGGGCGCACGATGCGCGTCGAACTTTGCACGATCGTTCTGAACGCTATGCCGTGGATCCGGCATTGGCTCGAGCAGCACTACGATTGGGCCGACCGGATCATCATCGTCGAAGGGGCCGACCGGCGTTACCCCGGGCGGAACGTCACCGATTGCGGCCTGAGCCGTGACCAAACCGCCTACTGCGTGCATTCTTTCCCGGACCCAGGGCGAAAAATCACGTTCATTCAACACGGCTGGGCGGCCGATAAGGCGGAGCTTCGCGACCGGTATGCCCACCTCGTTACGCCCGGCGCGCTCATGGCGGTGCCGGATTCCGACGAATTCGTGCCGAAGGATTCGCAACGCCTCATCACCGCGATCGCCGAAGCCCGGCCGGATCGCTTGGCCCTTACGTTCCCGATCGTTCACTTTTGGCAACCGCCGGGATCGGTTTGGCCGAACGGTTGGCCCCGCTCGCGCAAGATCGTCACCGGTTCTTACGCGGACATTCCGCACACCCGATTCTTCCGTGGCGTCCCGGGGATGCGCTACCGCGGCAACCACAACCACCCGGAGTTCCCGGACGGCCGCGAGCTTGTTTCGGTTGCGCCGTATCGGATGAACCTTGATCTTGTCGGCGATGAGGGCGGCATGGTTACGACCCAGCCCCATCTTCTCCACTACGGTTTTTGCTTGGAGGCCGCGAACGG